CCGAATGCAACAAGCCTTTGACAACAGCTGGCAAGCAACATGGTACGACTCACTTTAACCAACCGCCAAGAAAGGGCAAAACATGAAAGCAAAACTAACACGAATCCGCTGGAACAAAGGCGTAATGGACAACGGCACCGAGTACGACTACACCCGCCTAACGATTGAGCTACCCATTTCCGAAACCAGCGCAAATGAGTTCGGCGTTGACTATCTGGAATGCGAATATGGCGATGAAGCCAAACACGCTGAATTATTGCATTTCAAAGGCAAACTGCCATGTGAAATTGAATTTGACATGCGGCAAACAATGAAAAAAGGCAAGTTGGTAAATGAAATTTACCAAATCAAACCAGTAGCAGCAGCAAAAGCCACTGCGTCTTAAAGACTTTACCGCGTGCGGGCGGTCGCGCGGATAAAAGCCCAATAACCGCCCCTTTCCAACTCGCTATCCCACAGGCAAAACCATGAGTGATTATTCAGATTATTCAAGTGATGAGCTGCTAAATATTCGCGATTCTTTATTGGCAGAAGCCGATGAACTGTTTGAGCAACTGATCATATTGAAAGAACAAAATACAGATTCTCAACAAATTGATGACGTAACAACACAGATGTACGACAAAATGACTGTTGCCCAAGATGTAGAAGATGAAATGTATGCTAGGGGAGATTTAGAGCATGAATATTGTGGAGAATCTGAGAGTGATGAAGAGTTTAGAGAGCATCTCCTTGATTTAGGCTTAATTGATGAAGATTACGATGGTGATTATTCAGAATTCTATCCCGATTAACTAACAAAAAGGAAACACTGATGAGCATGAAACAACCCATCCCATTTTGGTTTAAATGCTGCGTTGTCGCACTAATCATCTGCCTTATAGGGTTATTTACATCCGCCTATTATCTATTTGGGTAATCGCACGGATGAAGTAATCAGGTTTCAGGCTGCCTGAAAAATAAAAGCCTCTTATCAACTTTCAAGGAGTTCATCATGAATCTAATCCAAAAAGCCAAAGGCGCAATCGCAAACAAACGCGCCTTATTCGCAGCAGCAATGGCAACGCCTATGCTCGCCTTTGCCGATAACGATATTTCATCAATCGGCACAACCGCAGCGACCGAAATTGCCAAGTTTGCCATCATGATTACCGCAATCGGCACAGCCGTATTGTCCGTAATCGTCCTGATCCAAGGCTTCCGTATGGCATTCCGCATGACCAAAACTGCGAGCTAATAAAAAGGGGGCTACTGAAATGGGTTACAGAATAGGCTACCAATGCTTCGTCAACAGCGAAGCAGCGCATGACTATTTACTCAGTCAGCAGCCCCCAACCATAACCGCAGAAGGCTTATTAATTCGCCCAGTAAAACAAGGGCAAGATTGGTATTTAAACGGTCAAAAAATCCAATTAAGTTTCCCCGAATGCAGTTTGGAAGAGCAAGTAATGCTAGGAGCAGAACTCGCCGCCCCCATTATCGGCATCGTATCCCTGATATTCCTGTTCAGGCAGGTATACAGCCTAATCCGCAGCATGAGCGAACAAGACGAGAAACCCCATGATTGACATATGGACGCTATACAGCTTTTTCGCCCTAATGCTGATATTGAAGCTATTCATCTAGCAAAAGCGCAATGTGCGTGCTACATTCAAACCTTTCATTATGAAAGGGTTTGAAATGTTGAAAGGGACTATACCAACTGTTTGCGCTGCCATTATTTTTGTTTGGGTAAATAGATACCAAAGTCTTACAGAATTTAACAAGAATGCAAGCATTGCATTATTTGTTCTGTGCGTTATTACATATGTTATTTTGGACAGCAGAAGTAAAAAATCTAAGACGCGTCAATCAAAAAATGATGATGACGATATATTTTTAGACAATGCCCCTAATCCAGTTCCGCCGCCAACAAACCCACCCACTTCCGAACAAATAGAGTTTATGGAATTTATGAAACAGAAACGGCAGGAACAGGAAAGGGAAAAAGAGTTAATCCGTAGAGAATGAAAAGACTATTGCTAGCTTGCACCCTTATCCCTTGTATTGCCTTTGCCGATAACGGCGGTTTTAACCAAAATGGATTAAGAACCGTTGTAAGAGATGGGCACTATACTTTTGAATACGACAGAACACGCGATATTAGCGGGTTATCTCACACATTACGCGGTAGTCAATTTCACGGCAGTACAACACTGCCTGCCGCCGTAGTCGGCAGCAATGGTGCACAATCTGCCGATACCATTCCAGCAACATACAGGGTAGTAACCGATAAAAGAAAAGTATTTGCGAGTTTATTACAAAAGGCTCGGGCAGCGGGTCCAGCAATTTTAAAAGGTGGAAAAGCATTAGGCAGCCTCACTTTAAGAACAGGTTGGCAATTCCTAGTTTGGCAATTGGTTTCTAGTGCAATTTCTGGCTCAAAATTCTCATGGAACGACGAACGCAACGACTTCGTCCGCCCCGCCGACGACAATACTTACATCGTAATCGCCACCAAAAATTCCCAGAATGTTGTAAGTGGCTCTAATCAGACTTCCCTTCAAGTAGAGAATATATGTAAATACGATTTAAAAAACGATTGCGAAGTCTTAGACTATGCCAAAGGAATTGATGCCGCTACAGCAGTAGCCCGAGCTTATTGTCAATCTAAAACATTTGTTTTAAATGGCAAAACTCACCATTATGAAACGACAGGTTGGGGTGGAAAGTGTGTTTCTACTAATCCCCCATATATAAATATGGATTCTGGCGTAGTTATTTTTAAATACGTTGATTACGTCCCCATGACGCTAGATGAGTTCATAGAAGAAGGTACGCCCGAAGCGGCTGCATCCCCCGATGAGTGGGTACGCACATCAGAAGTGAAGCCCGACGGCGAACCCAAGATACTCGTTACAGACGGCACAGTTGCCCAATCTCGCCCCTATACCGATCCAGCAGATGGCAAAGCCAAACAAAGCAAGTGGACATTCAATAGCGACGGATCAGTTAAAGAAGTGATAACCGACCGCCCCGACTTAACCCCCGATAGCCTCCAAGCTCCCAAACTTGATCCTAACGCCGCTCCCGACAACAAAACCGACAATCCTGATAAAAAAACGCAACCCGCATCCCAGCCCGCACCGATAGATTTGTGCAAAGAACACCCCGATATTCTCGCCTGCGATACCGTCCCTGATAAACCTGAAACAACAGATACCGATTTTGATATTCCAAAAGAGGAAGTCTCGCTTAAATTCACACCCGACAATGTATTCCCAACGGATGGCGTTTGCCCCGTTCCTGTTCAATTCCAAGCATTCGGCTCAACCTTTGGATTTAGTCTACAACCCGCATGTGATTTAGCCAGCATGCTGCGTCCTATGATTATTGCATTTGCTTGGCTCGTCGCCGCATTTTTCTGTGCTCGCACGATTCGTGAAAGTTAGGGGGAAATATGAAGTTTCTAGCTGCTCTGATACCCATGCTGTTAAGCGGTTTAGGCACACTCGCGGGCAGAATAATGACGGCGTTCGGCTTATCCGCTGTAACCTATGTAGGCTTAGAAGTGCTGATTTCAGGCTTTAAAGAGCGCATCGCGGCATCAGTACAAGGCGTCCCTGCTGGTCTATTGCAAATCTTTTATATTTCAGGCGGTGGCACAGTACTGAATATTTTTCTAGGCTGCCTAACCTTTATTTTGACGTTTAAGACATTAACCAAATTGATGCCGACAGGCAAAAAAGGCTAGTGAATCAATAAAGGAAAGACAATGGCACAAATTGTTTTAGTAACAGGTAAGCCGAGAATCGGTAAAACCGCATTCGTTGTAGAAATGCTGATGTTTGACGATTACTATAAGGGTCGCAAACTATTCAGCAACATCAACGGATTAGAAATACCACACTACAAACCACCTGAGGGACATAGCTGGGAAGATTTAAATGTATGGCTGCAATGGAAAGAGAATGTTGGTTCTGTTGTCGTTTACGACGAAGTGCAAAACCTGTTTCCTGCTCGTCCACCCGGTAGCAAGATGCCTGATAAAGTCGCATGGCTGAATGTACACGGGCATTCGGCGATTGATTTAATCCTGATTACTCAATCGCCAAAAATCATAGACATTAACCTGCGCGAAGTGGTCGGCAAGCATATACATATCGCTGCCAACAAAATGGGGGGCTTAACACGCTTGGAATGGAATGAAGTAGCACTTAATCCCACCGCGCAAGCCAGAAATGCCCTATCCAGCAGCCATAAAATCCGCGAAGAGGTCTTTCAATATTACAAATCGGCGGAAGCTCATACAGGGCACGGTCATGTTAAATCGCGCTGGTATTATGTGATTATTGCCATGCTGATTTTTATCCCGTTTATCTTTGGTTTAGTCGGTTGGATGGGCTATCGGATGTATCAAGGCTATAAGGTCAAAGCGGGCATGGTAGCCGAAAGCAACGATAACCCAAACGCATCCAGTCCTGCTACGCTTACAGGCAACATAGAGAATCTAAAACAAAACGCTATCCCACAAGTCAATCAAGGCGCAGATTTAAATCCCGATATGTTTGTTCCTACTTTGGCAGAGCGCCCCGAATCCAAACCGCTTTACAACAGCGTCCGTCAAGTCAAACAATACGAGCGCATCGCAGCCTGTATCAAAGGCGGCAAATCAGGCTGTACCTGCTATTCCGACCAAGCAACCAAGCTAAAAGAAA